ACAAAAATTTTAAATATAACTCAATGAACTATTCGATAGAAAAGCAAATATCAAAAAATAGTAAATTTATAATGGACTCATTTGCTGACTTTTTTGATAAAGTTAATAACGATACCATTGGTAATCTAAGAAATATCTATTTCAGTAATCAAAGTGGAAATTATAAATATGTTTTTTTTAAAACATTAAAAGAAAAACTAGATGATTTTATTCGTTCTTTTGAAATATATCTAATTTTATTTGTCAAAAACCAAGAAGTTTCAACTATTATTGATATGGGTAGAATATCACCTGATTTGGTAGTGAACTTTAATTATACTGAGACGCATAAAATTTATAAGGAAACGGAAGGTAAGGCGGTTAAATATATTCATGGAAAGATAGATTCAAAACCCAACAATATGGTTATGGGTATGAATGTATACGAACCGAATTTTGATAGAAGGTTAGTCTATTTTATGAAGTTCTTTCAAAGGATTCAAAAGCGTACTGATATACTTACGGCAGATGAAATAAACAATATTAGTCTTTCGAAAATACTTGAAGTTATGAATAATAGTAATACCTTAAAACCAGAGTTGGGCGCAGTTTGCTTCTATGGACATTCAATGAGTCATGCGGATGGTGATATAATAAGACTTTTACGAGAACCAGTTAAAGGTAAAGGGAATTTATCTTTTGTTATTTTTTATTACAACCAGATTGATTATGAAAATAAAGTTATTAATTTATTTGTTGTTTTTGGCAAAGATGAAACTATTAAAATGATTCATGATAAAGAAATTACTTTTCTTCCTACATCAGAGATAGCGTTGTAGTGATGGCTCGACTACAAAATAATTACATTGACTATACATACAGGGGATGATAAACTGTAAGTGTAAAATTCTATCATATGTCAGGGGATCACCGGAAAATGACCGGCGGTCCCTTTTTTGCTCCCCAGAAAGGGGCAAAAGATGTATATTAAAAAAGTATCCGTAAGTATGTTACGAATGGCCGCATATAATCCGAGAAAGGATTTGCAGCCAGAAGATCCTGAGTATCAGAGCTTGAAATCATCCATTGATAAATTCGGATGTGTAGAACCTATCATCTGGAATGAGCGTACCGGGAACGTAGTTGGCGGTCATCAGCGTTTAAAGGTCTTAATTGACCAGGGTGCAGAGGAAGCCGAGGTCAGTGTCGTAAACTTGGACAGGGCGGAAGAAAAGGCGCTTAATGTGGCACTCAATAAGATATCAGGGAGTTGGGATATTAGTAAGCTGTCGGAGCTTATGCAGGAGCTGGTGGAAAAGGATTTAGCTTCATTGACCGGCTATTCTGATAAAGAGATAGCTAAGCTGCTCGATCAGGTAGATATTGAAGCAACGATTAACACTATCGGAGAGATAGACACCGGAGACTTTGCAGAACAGAATTTCGATCACAAGTGTCCGCGATGTGGATTTCTGTATTAGGCAGGAGGTATGCATATGTATAGACCTTGGAGCCTAAAAGAAATAGATAGTGTTAAGCCAAACGGTATAAAAGTCTTTTCCTGCTTCTCCTGTGGAGGCGGTTCCACGATGGGCTATAAGCTGGCCGGTTGTCAAGTGATTGGTAATTGTGAAATTGACGAGCATATTAGTAAACTGTATATCAAAAATCATCATCCCTTATATTCCTACCACATGGATATAAGGGATTTTGTTATGCTCCCGGATGCAGACCTGCCGGCAGAACTGTATGATTTGGATATACTGGACGGATCACCGCCATGCAGCGTATTCTCCATGGCCGGCAACCGGGAGAACGACTGGGGGAAAGCTAAGCGGTTTCGGGAAGGGCAAACGGCACAGACACTGGATGATCTATTTTTTGAGTTCATTAAAGCCGTTAACAAGCTGAGACCGAAAGTATTTGTTGCGGAGAATGTAAAAGGAATGCTGCAGGGTGGAGCCCGCGGTTATGTCAGTGAGGTGCTAAAGCAGATTGATGCAGCCGGCTATACGGTGCAATTGTTCTGCCTGAATGGTGCCAACATGGGTGTACCGCAACGCCGGGAGAGAGTGTTCTTTATCGGTCACCGGAAGGAACTGCCATTTCTCAAATTGCATTTAGAATTCAGCCAGCAGCCAATTAAATTTGGTGAGATTCGGAGTAATACCGGGAAACCAGTAACAGAAGGTACATATCAACTGCTGAGAAATAAGATACCGACTGATCGTAATTTAGCTGATATCAATAAGCGGTTATTTAATAAGCAGAGCCGGTTTAATGCAGCTGTGGTATGGGATAGCATTGTTGCTCCCACGATTACATCAAATGGTGAGTTTCTAAGAGCAGTGGATGATATGAGATTTTCCGATCAGGACTTTATTAACTGCCAGACATTCCCGGTGGATTATGATTTCAATGGTGTTGGTGTCCAATATGTATGTGGAATGTCGGTACCTCCGCTGATGATGAAGGAGGTTGCCATAAGGATTTGCCATCAGTGGATTCAATCTATATAGCATAACTTTAAAATGCCTTATAACTGTGGTACAATGAGTGCAAACGTGGCAAAGGAAAGGGGCATGCAGATGATTCAATATGATGCTATGAAAGAATACTTTGGATTCACAGAGGAAACAGATTATGATAATTATAAATATTTATATGGAGCAGGATTTAGCCGTAATCAGAAAATAGAGAAAAAATGCAGAACGCATACCGAATGGACTGAGAGGGTAAAGGAAAGATATGAACCATTTAGTTTAGAAGAAATAAAGACGTTAAAGGAATTTGTGGTTTACAAAGCGAATTTTCATGGGCGTGTTAAAAATTCATTTATAAAAGTGGCGTTACCATACATAACTTTTTGCGCTGGTTTCTTAGCTTCATATATACAAGATTATTTTAACAAAATAAATAGAAATGATATTAGCTATATATTTATTTTTGCCAAGTTTAAGGATATAATGGCTCCGGATGACGAGCGCAGAGATGCGGTTGATGACTGGATTGCTACGGTTTTGGATGATCCTGAATCGGATGTTGGTTCAGAAGATGAAGGTGGTGCTCCGGATGAAGAAACCTAATCTGATGGGTAGATCAAACTGTTGCGACCGTCGCAACAATAGGAGAGCATTCTTTAAACAGAGAATTCCTATCTACCGCAAGAATCCGGTATTGTTCGCTCGTGAAGTTCTCAGGTTCGAACCGGATGACTGGCAGCAGAAAGCCTTAATGGATTTGGCCGGTTATCCAAAAGTGACGATCAAATCAGGTCAGGGTGTAGGAAAGACCGGTATTGAAGCGGTTGCCCTTTTATGGTTCCTTACTTGCTTCCCGTATCCGCGAGTGGTTGCGACCGCACCGACTAAGCAGCAGTTGCATGATGTTCTCTGGTCTGAGGTAGCTAAGTGGATGGAACGGTCTCCGCTGCTGAAGGAAATTCTGAAATGGACTAAGACCTATATCTACGTGGTCGGATATGAGAAACGCTGGTTTGCGACTGCCAGAACAGCAACCAAGCCTGAAAATATGCAGGGGTTTCACGAGGATAATATGCTCTTCATCATTGATGAAGCTTCAGGTATTGCAGAGCCAATCATGGAAGCAATTCTGGGCACTTTATCCGGCAGCAACAACAAATTACTGATGTGCGGTAACCCGACCAAAACCAGTGGTACTTTTTTCGATAGCCATAACAGAGACCGCGGTTTATACCGTTGGCACACAGTTTCATCTGAGGATAGTATACGTACCAACAAAGAAAGCATTCGTAGCCTGATTAAAAAGTATGGCTATGATTCCAATGTAGTCAGAGTTCGTGTCCGGGGTCTGTTTCCGAAGCAGGAAGACGACGTATTTATTATGCTTGATTTGATCGAGCAGGCAACACGGACAGAAAAGAATACACGTATAAATAGGATTGCCTTGGGTGTCGATGTGGCTCGTTATGGAGGTGATGAAACCGTTATGTATGAGAATGCTGGCTATAACTGCCTGATGGTAGAAAACTACCGGGGGCACGGGCTCATGGAAACGGTTGGCCATATTATCAAACATTACAACCGGATAATAAGGGAATATCCAGGGTACAGAGGATCTATTTACATCAATATTGATGATTGTGGTCTGGGCGGTGGTGTTACAGATCGGCTAAACGAGCTCAAGAGAGGAGAGATGGCAAAAGAACTTTCCCGGATGGTGATTGTTCCAGTTAATGCTGCGGAAAAAGTACCGGATCCAAATGAAGCGAAAAACTACGGGAACATGACTACATATCTTTGGGCGATAATTCGCGAACTGATGGGAGCCGGTGTTATGAGTCTTGAAGATGACAATGAGACGGTGGCGCAGCTTTCGTGCAGAAAGTATTATATGACTTCCAAAGGAAGAATGATGCTTGAAAGGAAGGAAGACATGAAAAAAAGAAATTTTGATAGCCCAGACAGAGCCGATGCGCTTGCATTAAGTGTATACGAGAAGAAGATGTTCGATCTATCGGCATTGGTAAATTAGAAGGAGGTGAGAAAAGAAACAATGGTGCAAAACAGAAGTGACGGTTATGTAAATATGCTCAATAAGGTGGGAACTAATAAAGATCCATTAGAAAACTACGAATTTGTCGCTGATCCGGCCACACCAGACTTTGAACTGGCACAGATATACGCTGCGAATGGCTTATTTAGCAAAATTATAGACATTCCGGCAGAAGCTGCTTTTAAGTTCGGGTATGATATTAAAATCAGTGATCCGGATGTACAGGAATTCGTTACGAACACTCTTGAGGAATTGAATTTTAATCAGGATGCCATCCAAGCATTGAAATGGTCCCGTCTGTTTGGTGGATCTGTTTTATTGATGTTGGTCGATGATGGGCTGGATCTGGATGAACCACTAAATTGGGATGCAATTGAGGGAATTGACCAGTTGCTTTTATTTGAGCGGCCGGAGGTGCAGCCGGAATATGAAAGCACTTATACATATACACCAGAACAATATAGAACCGGGAAGTTTAAGTTTGGGCAGCCTGAATACTATCGGATAAATCCGATTAATGGTGGGACTCCCTTTAGAGTGCATGAAAGCCGTCTTCTGATTTTCAAGAACGGTGTTCTACCTCGAACAGGCGCAACCGATCAGCAATATATGTTTTTTGGTGCTCCCGAGTATAACCGCATCAAGCGTGAATTAAGGGATAGTGAGACTACACATGGTAACGGATATCGTTTGCTTGAACGCTGCGTGCAGGCTGTCTACAAGGTAAAGGAGCTTGCAAATCAACTTGCTACTCCTGAGGGTGAGAACAATATTATAAACCGGATGGGATTGATAGACCGAGCCAGAAGTCTGCTTAATACAATAATGATTGATGCAGAGGGAGAAGATTATAGTTTTCAGACATTTCAGTTATCCGGAGTAAAGGATATTATTGATGAGAGCTGCCAGTTGTTAAGTGCAGTTACCAATATTCCGCAAACGGTTCTATTTGGCCGCTCTCCCGCTGGGCAGAATTCAACTGGTGAATCTGATTTGACAAACTATTATGACTACATAAATCAGATTCAAGAAAGAGGTTTGCGTAATAACATCAGGACGCTCATTGATATTATTCTGGCTGCGGGTGTCGCAAAGGGAAGGATTGAAGTAATCCCGAACTATTCCCTTACATTTAACCCTCTCTGGAATTTGAGTGGTAGGGAGAAAGCGGAAGTCCGGCAAATGAATGCTGGTGCCGACCTGACAAAAGCACAGGCCGCACAGGCTTATGTTGATATGCAGGCTCTGGATGCCAGCGAAGTAAGAAAGTCCCTCGCAAGAGAAGATGATTACGAAATATCCGAGGTACTTTCAGAAGATGATGCTCCTGATTTGGACTTTATTGAACAAGCTCTTTCTAACAAAACCGGTGGAAATGAAGGGGAATCCTATGAAACATCAGAAACCGGCATTTCCGAAAAAGAAGAGGAACCGGATACAGGG